AAAAGCAAAAATTCAGTCGGGCGAAACAAAGCAAGACTATGATGAAATTTGGTCAAGCATTATTGCTAACGATGGTTCTGCTCAGCATCTTCGGTTTCTGACCCAAGAAGAAAAAGACGTATTCAAAACTTCTATGGAGATTGACCAACGTTGGGTTATTGAACACGCTGCTGATCGGCAACAGTTTATCGATCAAGCACAGTCTTTGAACCTATTCTTTAGACCAGACGCGAATATCGTTTACTTGCATGCTGTCCATTTCTTGGCGTGGAAGAAAGGGTTGAAGACTTTGTACTATTGTCGCTCTGAAAAACTTGGAAAGGCAGATCGCGTTTCTAAGAAAATCGAAAGAGAAGCAATCAAAGAAATTGATATGGTTGCAATTGTTAATAACGAAGAATGTATTGCCTGTGAGGGATAATTGGTGGGCGGTTATATTAAGGAAAGAATTCTTTCCGATGATGAAGTAAAAGAAGCACTAGAAGTATACGAAAGTTTGCCTTCTGAATTTTGGCACCAGAACTATAATCTGTTCGATGTAGAGAGGAGAGACATCCCTACGCCAAGGCAATATGATTTTTACAAGACGCTTTTAAAGTATTCCAAGTTGGGGTATGACAAAGGCGCATACTTTTTAAAATATGAAAAAGACTCTTTCACTAGGTTGCATTCTGACAACAATTCTGATTTAACAATTGTAACTTTGTTGGAAAGCAAAGATTTGTTAGGTGGAGAATCTCTAGTTAGAGCAGAGTATAAATTAAAGAACAGACCTGTGGGTAATCTTGTTGCAAGGCACGAACACGAAAGAGATTCTCCACCATATGGTCAAGAAATTATAATGGACGTAGTGAATGTTGATGATGGCGAAAGTTTAGTTTATGGTCCGCACTTAACTCATGGCGTGAGTAAAGTTTATGATGGTCATAGAATTGTACTAGTAACTTGGTTCAGCAAAAAGGAAACTAAAAGGTAAAATATGCAATTATCCATCACAGATAATAGAGATCACTTTAAACCGTTTAACTATCCATGGGCATATGACGCATGGTTAAAGCATGAACAGTCTCATTGGTTGCACACAGAGGTGCCAATGGCAGAGGACGTGAAAGATTGGCAGAGAAAATTGTCTCACGAAGAGCGAGCGTTTTTGACTAACATTTTTCGATTTTTTACGCAGGGTGATATTGACGTTGCTGGTGGTTATGTTTCTAACTATCTTCCATACTTCCCACAACCAGAAGTTCGTATGATGCTTATGGGATTCGCCGCGAGAGAAGCACTCCACGTTGCTGCTTACTCGCATTTGATAGAGACCTTGGGTATGCCTGAGTCTACATACAACGAGTTCCTCGAGTACGAGGCAATGCGAGAGAAGCACGAATACTTTCTAAATCTTTCCGCCAAGAACGGCACTAAAGAATCTGTTGCTGCTAACATTGCTGCGTTTTCTGCCTTCACTGAAGGTATGCAGTTGTTCTCCTCGTTCATCATGCTACTCAACTTTCCACGTCACGGTAAGATGAAGGGAATGGGTCAGATCGTTACTTGGTCTATCGTTGATGAAACCATGCACGCCGAGTCAATGATCAAACTGTTTCGCACCTATGTCGAAGAGAACCTTGAGATATGGAACGATCAACTGAAGTCGACGATCTACTCTATCGCTGAAAAGATGGTAGAATTAGAAGATAAGTTTATTGACTTGGCGTTTGCTATGGGTCCGATGGAAGGACTCACACAGGAAGAAGTCAAGAGTTATATTCGATATATTGCAGATCGACGTCTGATCTCACTCGGCATGAAGGGTATCTTCAAAATTAAAAAGAACCCATTGCTTTGGGTTGAAGAAATGATTAATGCACCAACACACACAAACTTCTTTGAGAACCGAGCAACCGATTATGCTCGCGGAGCATTGACTGGAGATTGGAAAGAGGTTTGGGGGGCAGCATAATATTATGTCTCAAAATTACGACCCTTCTGTTGACCGCAAATGGTCTGTTAAATATCAAGAAATGCCAGAGAAATGGTTTTTGAATCTCCCAGACCCAGAATACATAATGACCCAAGCCAAAGGTTGGCGAGCAGAAGCAAACAAAGACGGGTCTATACTTATGCGTCACTTTGAATGGAACACTAAGAACCCAGAAACCTTTCCTGATGTTTTAAAAGATATGATGGAGTATCATAAATGCCCATCCATTTCTATGTTTATGGGGACTCATGAAAAAAGCAATAATAGTTTAGGTTGGCATGTAGATGACTATAATGTTTGGGGGTTCAATATCACTGGAGTCACCAAATGGACTTGGTGGAATATAGCACACCCAGAAAAGGGTGTTATGAAAGAACAGATTGTTGAACCTGGGCATATCATAACTATACCAAGAGGCGTTTCTCACAAGGTCGATGTTCTTTCGGAAGAAAGAACATCAATAAGTATAATTAATCAAAAATAGGAAAAACTATGTGGAACAAACCAGAAGCAATCGTTATCCGTGCTGGGTTCGAAGTGACCATGTATTTTAGTGTACGGTAAGATATGAAGCAGTCTATAAAAAAATGGTTACATGACGAGTGGGAGTTGACTATATTTTTCCCAGGAGAAACAGTAGAACAACCAGACGGAACCAAAGTATCCAAGGGAAACCCACAAACCTTTAAGGTTAAAAAAATTAAAAAAATATCCGAAACCCACTTTGTGTTTATTGACACAGAAGGTTGTAAAAATACATTCAAACTTTTACAACCTGTGGGTTATCATCTTAAAAAGGTGCTGTAATGTTCGAATATAATTGCAAAGTAATAAAGGTTGTCGACGGAGACACGGTTGACGTTGATATCGATCTCGGGTTTGGCGTTTGGTTAAAGAAACAAAGGGTCCGACTATATGGTATCGATACCCCAGAATCTAGGACGAAAGACCTTGAAGAAAAGAAATGCGGTTTGCTTGCAAAAGATTATCTAGTAAACTCTTTGGGCGAAGAAGCGGTTCTTCGAACTAGGAAAGATGGAAAAGGAAAATATGGTCGAATCTTGGGGGAGTTTATTGTTTACGATTCCTTGAAAGACGCATACCGTCCTGTGAATGAAATTATGATTGAGAACAAACTCGGGGTTAGGTATTTCGGGCAGTCAAAAGATGATATTGCTCAAGAGCATATAACTAATAGAGAATACCTGTACGAAACAGGAAAGATAACGAGAGATTGATAATGGAAGAGCATGTGTTTGACGTTATTTGCGACGTCTGTGAATCTCACTGTGAAATTATTTTAGACGAAAATTGTGATGCCGAACCAGCGTATTGCCCTATGTGCGCGTCTCCAGTAGAAGCATGACTTGGCACTACGAAGGAAAAATTTTTGACCCAGAATACGAATCGCTTGAAGAGTGGACAGGGTTCGTATATGTCATAACTGAAATAGAATCAGGTATGAAGTATGTCGGCAAAAAATTTTTTCACAAAAAGAAAACACTGCCAGTGACCAAAAGTCGAAAGCGTAGGAAGCATATGCGAGTAGAATCAGACTGGAAAGATTATTTCGGTAGTTCTGAAACGGTAAAACTTTTATTAGAACAGAAAGGTGCCGATGCTTTCAAACGAGAAATAATAAGGTTGTGTAAAACCAAAGGTGACTGCTCGTACTATGAAGCAAAAGAGCAGTTCGATAGAGAAGTCCTTTTAAGCGACGAATACTACAATGGAATTATAAATTGTCGTATCTCTAGAAAACACCTAAGTAGTAATGTTGATAATCCTATATAATATTGTAGCGAGGAGATTATGATAACTGAACTTCAACAAGGTAAGAAGTCCAGGTTGGAATTGTACGAAATCGTTGAACTCATCGAAAAGTCCGATGAAAGTAAGAGAGTAGAATTGATTCGCGAATACTCAAAAATGTATTCTTCTTTTTCCGATTATCTTAGATGCCTCTTTGATGATCGAATCCAACTTCTTCTGCCAGAAGGACGTCCGCCGTTCACCCCTGCTGAAGAGGACAAATTTCCTTCCAGCTGGCACAAACAAAACGTTAAACTCCAATACTTTGTCAAGGGTCTCAAAGCGGAGCATATGCACCCGCTGAAAAGAGAGACTATGTTTATCGGAGTGTTAGAATCTGTACACCCTGCTGACGCGGAACTCCTTTGTGACATGTTGTCAAAAACTCCGCCAAAAGGGTTGTCAGTTGAAACAGTGAAGGAGGCAGTTCCCAACTTGATTATGACTTCCTAAATTTTAACCAAGGAGTCGCCTATGGTATCGACAAATCAGTTAGAAAGGTTACGCAAGGATAGCGCAGAGTTAGGACATTACGTCCATAAACTTAATAGAAAAGGAAAAAACGAACTAGCACATAAGGTTGAAAAAAAGAGACAATTTCTAGATGACTACATTCTAGAGATTCAGAACTCCCTCTCGGTTAACCAATAAGGAAGGTGATCAGTATCTCGTGCCCTATTTTCGAATAGGGCATCGTTTTACTTGTCTTTTCAAAAGAAATAAGTATAATAGAATCTGTCGCTGCCCCCAGTGATATACTGCTTTTATGGAGAAATATTAATGCCGCTATATGATATAAGAGACACTTCCACTGGAGAAGAGAAGGAAGTCATGTGTACTTATACTGCTCTTAAAGAGAAGGTAGATGCAGGAGAATGGGTGCAAGTCCATAAGGGTAGCGCAGCACTAGTAACTCACGTTAATGGTACGTTATCTAAAACTTCTGATGGTTGGAAAGATCTTCTTAAAAATATGAAGAAGAATACTGGTCGTCGAGGCAATACAATAAAAACATAATGACTCAAACAAAACGTCAGAAGTTTGAATCTCAACGAAAGTTGCGTATCGATGACCTTGGTGTATTCGACCCTCTAACAGAAATGCAAAAAGTTGCAAGGGAGTGTTGGAAGGACGGAGATCACCTAGTCCTTAGTGGTAGTGCAGGAACAGGCAAAACTTTTACTGCTTTGTATCTTGCTCTACAAGACGTTCTTGATAGAAACACTCCTTGGGAAACTGTGCATCTTATTCGTTCAGTTGTTCCTACTAGAGAGGTCGGATTTTTACCAGGAACAGCAGAAGAAAAATTACTTCCTTTCATTACGCCTTACATTTCTATCTGCGATGATTTGTTTGATACAAGTGGTGCATACCAACAACTAATAGAGCAAAGAAGTATAGAGTTTCATTCCACTTCTTTTATTCGCGGCACGACTTTCGATAACGCAATCATCATTGTAGATGAAATGCAAAACTTGACTTTTCACGAATTAGATTCTGTAATTACTCGACTCGGTCTAGACTCTAGGATAATCTTTTCAGGTGATTATTACCAATCAGACTTTGTAAAGCAGGGCGACAAGAATGGGTTGAAAGAGTTTATAAGTATTATAGAAATTATGAGAAATTTCTCTATAATTGAGTTTGGATGGAAAGATATCATTCGTTCAGATTTCGTTCGTGACTATATAATGACTAAAGAAATGTTCAGCAAAGGGAAATAAAATGAACAGAGAAGCAGTATTCGAACAACTTAAAATCGACGAAGGTGTTGTCTATGAAATTTACAAAGACCACCTTGGATATCCGACATTCGGAGTTGGACATTTGGTATTGGAAACCGACGAAGAGAACGGTCTTGATGTGGGCACGCCAGTATCCGAAGAACGAGTCCGAGAGTGTTTCGAACGAGACCTCAATTTGGCAATCGCCGAATGTGGTGCTCTATACGGAGAAGGGACATTTGCAAACCTACCGGATGAGGTCCAACAGATCTTGGTTAACATGATGTTCAATATGGGTCGCACTCGACTATCTAAATTTAAGAACTTTAATGCTGCGATTGCTGATGGCGATTGGAAAAAAGCAGCAGTAGAAGGACGCGATAGTTTGTGGTATCGACAAGTTACAAATCGTGCTGAAAGACTGATGAGCAGGATGGAAGCAGTCTAACTAAATCATAGGGTTATTATGAAGTATCTTGGACTCGCAGGGTCGAGACTACATGACGCTGGGGTGACTTTAATCGACGGTAACGGCGATATCCTTTTTGCTTCTCAAGCAGAAAGGTTTACCAGTATCAAACACGATTCTAGAATTCCTCGCGTCATGTGGGAAAATTACTATGAACCTCATAAAGATGACATCATTGTAGCATCTAATGACGATTGGGAATTGAGAAAAAAGTTTCGTGATGGTGAATTGATCCTCGCAGCTGAAAAAGAACATAAAGTCAATATAGACGAAACCTCGGAAAAAGTTCCTTTACACAATCTTCATCCTCGTGCTTGGCCAGAGAGAATTGGTAGTAATATTTGTGGGCATCATAAAGCACACGCTGCTGCATGTTTTATGACAAGACCTGAAAGTTTTGACGCGGAAGATTGCGTCATGGTTGTTATCGACGGTATCGGCGAGTATAGGTCTGGCGGGATATTCGATCACAACTTGAATATGTTAGAGGAATTCAACTTCCCTCGTTCTGTAGGATATTTGTATGCAACCTTTACCGAGTCATGCGGACTTGATCTAACCTCGAACGAAGACGAGTATGTGGTTATGGGTTTGTCTAGTTACGGCGAACCAACCTATGCGGAACAATTATACGAAATGTTCCTTAATATTCCTCAATTCGACCCTGACGAACTTTCTTCCTATGTTGAAACAAACGAGAAGGGTAACATCCAAGCAAATACTTTTTATGCTGTAAAGATGATGTATTTGGCAAAAACAATAAAAACTCTTTTACGTGAATGCTCTAGCGTAGAGGATGCAGCTGCTTCTTTACAAAAATGCACAGAAATGGTTATATGTGATATAATGCATAGCGCGAGAAAATACGGTAAGAAACTCTGTTATTCTGGCGGAGTTGCTCAAAATATTTGCGCCAACAATCATTTACATAAAATCTTCGAAGATGTTTGGGTAGACATAAATCCTGGAGATGGTGGTGCTAGTCTAGGTTGTGCTGCTTGGAAATATAGAGAAGATACGGGAAGGGACCGTATTAATTGGAAGCACCCCTACCTTGGGTATGATATTGAAGGTGACTTAGACCCAGAAATGGTAGTTGACCACTTACTCAAGCACAAGTATTGTGGAGTTGCTAATGGTCCTGCTGAATTTAGTTATCGTGCATATGGCAATCGTTCTTTAATTGCCGATGTTCGTCATGACGTGAAGGACACCGTCAACACCATCAAACGCCGACAGAAGTATCGACCATTTGCTCCAGCAATCCTTGAAGAACATGCTCATGAATACTTTTCTGGTCCGATGAATCGTTGGATGCAATATGCGGCGACAGCAAAACACGATTATTCTTCGGTCACTCATGTTGACGGCACAGGAAGGGTTCAACTAGTACCAAAAGATTCTAAATCGGTTTTTCGCAAAATTATTGAATGCTACTATGAAAAAACTGGCGTTCCAATGCTCCTTAATACTTCTTTGAACATTCGAGGTAAACCGATGGTCAATGACATAGAGGATGCTATGATGTTTGAGAATAAGTATGACGTAAAAGTGTTTACAAAATAATTTTTTTGGTATAAATTATGAAAAGATTGATCTACCAAGTATACGTTGGGAAAAACTCTAAACTATACGACACATGCGTTGCTTCTGTTGCTGCCTATTGCAAAAAGTATGACATAGATCATGTAGTTCAAAAAACTCCAATCTTAAGAATCAAACCAGACATCTTTGTAACTAATCGCTCCGTAGAATCGTATGAAAAGCACGGAGGGTTTTTGCCCATCTACGAGAAAGAAAATGCATTTGATTATTTCGCAAAGGGTTACGATCAAATCGCAATCATAGACGCAGACATATTCGTTCGCCCCGATTCCCCAAATATTTTTGAAGACTTTGGCACAGAACATGACTTTGGTGCATGCGTCGAACGAGACATGCCAATCTCTGGTGCATACGCCATGAAGATAAAGAACTACTCCAATATGCAGTATGCTAGTCTCGGTAATGTTGACTGGGACTGGCAAGACTGGGGTGCCAAATTTTATAATATGGGAATGATGATTATGAATAAGTCTATCGTTCCTTATTTCAAAGGACAAACCGCGAGACAATTTTTAGGGCGACCCGAGTTTCAAAAATTTATTGATGGTATGGGAAACTGGAAATGGTCTACCGACCAAACACTTTTAAATTGGTGGGTGAAAAAAGAAGGTCTGAATATCAAAGATATGGACTGGAAATGGAACGCACTATATAAAGGTGTAAAGGACGAATATATCCCTGAGGCAAATTTCGTTCATTTCTTCTTGAAAGACAAGTTGCCAAATAGTGGGGAAAACGTCGAAGCATTGATGAAGGACATTGCGTAATGGTATTCGAGAATCAGAAAAGATTATTCATTCATATCCCCAAGTGTGCGGGAATGACAATACGCAAGAGTCCTCAACTTGCTCCTTATCTGGTTGTCGCAACTCCAAATAATCATAAGTCAGAGCAATACACAAAAGAACTTCATAAAGCGATGAGGAAAAGTGGAGATCATCATGGTAATGAACACGCGAGATGGAGAGATATCAAACCAGCAGTCAGAAACTTATATCAAGCATTCGCCGTGGCACGCAATCCCTGGGACAGAGTTGTATCTCGTTACTTCTTTGCAAAGAAAGTCATTGAGGTTGAAAAGAAAGAACCAATTGGTAAGCACCGAATCGACTCATTCGAGTCTTTCCTCGAGGAACGATTTGAGTGGGGCGGAAAGGATTATTATTGGCACCGCGCCATACGTGGTTGGTTTCCTGCTGTCGATCACGTTTGCGATGCTAGTGGCAATCTTAAATGTGACATGATGAGATTTGAAAATCTCAACGAAGATCTTTGTGCATACTTTGATATTCCAGAAATGTCTAGAGCACGTAACGTAACTGATTTGAATAAAGGCACCTACCGAGATATTTACACCGACAAAACAATTCAGATCGTGGCAGACTGGTACAAAGAAGATATCGATTTCTTTGGGTATGACTTTGATACTGGCGCACAAAAGAACTATTGGAGAAAATAGTTATGATGGGATCTACTACAAACAGAGATTCAAAAGATATTCTCTATCTTGTGAAAGAGGGAACCGTTGGTGCAGAGATCGGGGTGTGGATGGGAAACACTTCTATAAACTTTGCAAATAAAAACCCAGCAGAACTTCACCTTGTAGATTCTTGGAGCATAGAACCATACAAAGAAAGTACGGAACATGGATCTTATGAGAACTATTTGCAACGGTATTCCAGTGTTTGTGGCGGGAATACTGAAGAGCAGTTTCAGCAAAAATACGATTCGGTCTATAGAGGAGTCGTGAAGAGGTTTAAAGAACTATCTAACGTACATATACATCGAATGTCTTCAGACGAGTGGTTCGATCAACGAGAAGAAAACTCTCTAGATTGGATCTACGTTGACGGAGATCATTCGTATGAAGGTTGCCTGCGAGATTTAGAAAATTCTTTTAGAGTCGTTAAATCAGGCGGACTGATTCTGGGCGACGACTATCAATGGCCATTTCAAAAACACGGTAAGGCAGGTGTAACTTCTGCTGTTGACGAATTTGTAAAGAAGTATAGTTTGAAAATAATTCAGGAAGGCGCAACAACACAATTTAGTATAGAGGTTCCATAGTGCACCCTTCTTCTAGAGAAAATATGAAAAGAGCGAGAGACTTGCTTGGTTCTCGTTTAGGAAAGGGTCTAACGATTTTAGACCTTGGCGGTAGAAATATAAAACCTGGGCAAGACCGCACTTATCGACCAATATTCGAAGATGTTTGCGAAAACTATTACATCGCAGATATAAACGAGGGTGGTAATGTTACCCACAAAATGCCTGGACCGTATGAGTTACCTTTTGAAGACAATTCGATAGACTTTATTGTATCGGGGCAAACATTTGAGCATATCTACAATCCATTTAGGGCAGCAGCAGAATTGACTCGAGTTCTCAAACCAGAGCATTACATGGTAATTATCGCACCTTCTAGCGGACCTACTCACGACAACCCAGACTGTTGGAGATTCTATCGAGACTCATTTAAAGCAATTGCACAAGATTGCAACTTAAAGGTGGTTGCTGATTGGATTGATGATGGTAAAGAATGGGAACAAAGTCCGGATGCTCAGTGGATATCTCCTGGAGTTGAACGCTCTGCTCGTTGGAAAGACCACGTATTCATAGGGCAAAAATGAGAGCATATATCATAACAATGAGCGACAACGATTCTTCTGTCAGCAGAGCAGAGGTTGCCGCTGAATCTGCGAAAGAGCATTGCTTGAGTATCACTGTTGAGTTCTTTGAAGCGACACAACCAAAAAATATATATAATCATACAGGGGAAGTATTTGGCAAACAGGTTCCTTGGACATGGCCAAGTTCTCCCAACCAAGACGGATTAGATTTAACGACTGGGTTGTATAAGAAATACTATCCAGCAAAAGCACAAGATCGAGTAGTTGCTTGCGCATTAAGTCACTATCGATTATGGAAGTTATGTGCTGAACAAGAAGAACCAATTCTTGTTCTTGAACACGATGCAAGGTTCGTGAGGGAATTCTCTGTTGAGGATCTCTCCGACAAATGGGGCGCAGTCGGGTTGAATGACCCGCGAGGTAATACGCGCAAGGGACGATTGTTCCATAGTTTAATCGAGAAGTACGGGGAGGGAATTCAACGAGTACCCGTCATCGATGAACCGACTGACCCACCTCTACCGATGGGAATCGCTGGAAACAGCGCATACATCATTAAACCTTATTTTGCCAAGAAACTTTTGGAAGAGGTGGAGAGAGTTGGAATGTGGCCAAACGACGCTATTATGTGTCGTCAACTATTTCCAACTGATCTAAAGGTTGTCTATCCATACTACACCGTAGTGCAATCAGGGGTATCGACAACCACAGGAATTTGATAATGAAAGGTTATGTGATCACAATTAGTTCTATAGAACAATCCTTACAGGCAGCAGAGCGTTGTATTCGTTCTGCTGGTAAAGTTGGATTTGAGGTAGAAAAGTTCGAAGCAACTACACCAGAGGATAACCCTGGAGTATTCCTCTCAAAAGAAGGAATAGGAACCAGAGGATTTGTTGAAGAGTATTCTCGCTTTGACAACTGTATTGCCGCTTTCACTTCTCATTATAGACTTTGGAAAAAATCAGTAGAAGATAAAGAAACTCTTCTTGTTCTAGAACATGATGCATATTTTGTAGACCAGATTCCTAATGTTCAATTTGATGGGGTATTGTCTTTTGGGCGTCCTTCTTATGGTAGATGGATAGCACCCAGCACACTAGGCAAAAATAAACTCATATCAAAGCAATATCTTCCAGGTGCGCACGCATATGCAGTGACGCCAAAAGCAGCAGAAAAATTAATTGAAAAGGCGAAGGTTGCCGCTGCGCCGACTGACATATTCATAAACAACAACAACTTTGACTTTATAGAAGAATACTATCCTTGGCCGGTAGAGGCACGCGACTCATTTTCTACCATACAAAAAGAACTGGGTTGTCAAGCAAAACACAACTACAGCGAGGCATATGAATTGATATGAATTACTTTGTAACTGGTTGTGATAAAAACACAGAATGGCAATTACCATGGTTCACCAAAAACTTTCACAAACATTGCGACGACGAACTTGTTATCGCAGACTTTGGACTTTCGCCAGAAGGTAAGAAGTTTGCAAAGGAAAATTCTAATTTTGTGGTTGGCGTTCAGTCAAACGGTTGGTTTTCCAAAGTAGAAACGATGTGGAATATGAAGCATTGGTTTCAAGGAAAATACTGTTGGGTTGATACTGACTGCGAGATTATGGCAGACCCTTCAGGTATCTTCAACTATGTTGAGCATAATAAACTTACTGCTGTGATCGATCATCCTTGGACTGCTAATGGGTCTCCTTGGACGCCACAGGGAAATTGTGGTCCATGGTACAACACTGGCGTGATTGCGTTTGAAGGGAGACCTGTTATCCTAGAACACTGGTTCAATGAGGTGAAAAAACAAGACATTCATAGAGGCGATCAAGAAGCATTGTATTGGTTGTTGAATCAGGACGCCATGAACCGCGTTATACATATTTCAGAAGCACCGCATCGCTTTAATGTTTTGCGATTGGATATTCTACAAGAGAGGGTTCCTTCTAAGCAAATTATAAAACACTGGACGGGACAGAAAGGTAAAGAAGAAATTCGTAGACAATTGAATCATGACTAAGAAAGTTTACATTTTAGGGAACGGTGACATGGCACAAATGATGCCAGAGTCCGTACGATATGAAAGAGACGGCAAACTTATAATTTGCAACCAACCTCCGTTTGAAGTTCAAAATGTGTATGCAACTTGTATTGTCGATTTTAAAATGATGGCAGCACTGACCGAAGGTTCTATAAACCTTGACGCATACTATTGGGTTTGTGGTAATCGACCCAAAGCATGGATGGACGGGCATCCTGGATTTTATATGATCAAGTCTGGGCAAATTCGAGAGTTTTACACTCACGTTCCGAGTTATGCTGGTAAAGGTGCTCAAGGTGCGACTAACTTTAATTGTGGGCATATGGCGGCACATTACGTTTCTACTAGACACAAACCTGACGAGATTCATATGTTTGGGTTTGACTCTATCTTTGACCACAACATGAGGTCTTATACTGATACCGTCTTGAGCAGTGATCGAACTGGCAGAAACAACCTTCGCCTGCTCGACATTTGGCGTCCTATCTGGGCAAATATCTTTAACGAGTTCAAGCACATTAAATTTTTCCTGTACCACAAGCATCCGAACTCAAAAATACAAACACCTCCAAACGTAGAATTTGTAACTAAAACGTAAGTTATTGATTTTACAGTAGTTTTTACTACTTGTCTTTATGTAAGAATTATAGCATAATAGTATTTCTGGTTGAGGAGAATGCTATGTGGAATCTTGAAGGCGAATCAGTCAAAGCAACCTATCTCGGAGACATCCCCGTTTCCGGAAAAGTCACCCTGTCTCGGGTAAAATACGGTGGTGGGGTCTCTCACCACGTTCGTCTCGACCACGAGATAAAGGATCTCTGCGTCTACAGGGCAGCGGGAGACACTGTTATCGTAGATCATAAAGACGTAGAACAGGTGTTTTCGTAAGTTGTTGATTTTATTCAAGTTTTTCAAACTTTACTTTGTGCCTGTTTTGAGCGATAATAGTATTTCTGGTTGAGGAGATTGATATGAAAATTGTTATGCAAACCCAAATCCTAGAAAACTACGGTGCCCACGACTGGGACGGTACGGGCGAGTGCCCGCAGTACTGGAAACCCAAGGGTGGTAACACCTACGTGCTCCATGGCGTGTCCATCGAACAGGCGATGGGTTCCGAGATCTGGGACACCCTGCGTCGTCATATCACCGAGAACAACGAATCTTGGCAGGAGTACATCATTTCCGATGTGCTGGT